GCAGATGTCTTCATCTTAATAATAATTGTCATGACAGGGCTTGTATTATCATTTAAGGAGTTTTAATGGCAACACAAAAATTCACACCTAAAGAAATTAATACTGCTATATCAGAGCTACCTAAAGCAACACGAGAGAAAATCCCTAAAGCGACCAAATCACAGGATATGGCAAGTCTTCTAGGATTTTTAAACAGAACTGTTGGTTCTAAAACAAGCTTGGTTATAATGGAAATGTTATTGGGTGCAACTCCTGTTATGAAAAAAGGAGGAAAGGTTAAAAGAAAACCTGCTGGAAAAACTAAAATTGCTAAAGTAATGAAGAAACGAAGGAATAAGAAATAGGAGAATTTCATTGTTCAGTCTACAACCAACCAGAAAAAAGATTCAAGGATGGTTGTATAGAATCCTCAAGATTAGGATTAGATAAAGATTATTTTCCTGGTGATCCTAGATTTATTGTCTATACTGAAGATTCTCTTGAACTCTTATTCTGGAAACCCAGTAAATGCAAAGATGGTATATTAAGACCTCTGGGATTTGAAGAATGTACATTTATTTGGAATAAAGAGTTGAATAAATATGAAGGAGAGTGTACATTCTGTGGTAGATGTTGTGGTTCGTGTAAGTATCTCAGAGCGGGAGCACCTAGGGAAACGTAGTTCATGGAGAACGGAGTTCTATGGCTCTTAATATGAAAACAGGTGCGTTGGCTGATATAGATTCTCTGGATCATATCAATATTCTCACCAAAGATGTGGATAAATGCCGTAAGTTTTATGTGGATGGTCTGGGATTTGAAGAGGGTTTCAGACCTAAGTTTGATATACCAGGATTATGGCTCTATCTTGGCTATAGTCCAGTAATCCATATCATAGAGATAGTTGAAGCTCTTCCCAATGTTCTAAGTAGTGGCTGTATAGACCATATCGCATTTCGTGCTCATAATTTTGATAAGTTTACTGCCAGACTGAATAAACATGATATCAAATGGGAAGGTCGGGAAATACCTGGAATGGATCTACATCAGATATTTTGTCATGATCCACATGGGATCAAGATAGAATTTAATTTTGAAGGTCAGGATCGTCCCTGGCGAACCATAGAAAAACTTCATGATGATCTTCTTCGGGATACTTTTAATGAAAGTTATACTTGGTAATGAAATGTAAATGTGATAAGTGTACTGATCCTGAATGTGTATGTCTAGGTTCTCTATGTATGCTTGTACAATGTTCTTGTAATTGTCATAAAGAAGAAGAAAATGAATAATCCCAAAAGAGAACTTACAGAAAAACAAACTATCTTCCTGGATAATCTTATCGAGAATGGTGGGCATGTTTCAAATGCAATGGAGATAGCTGGTTACAATAAAAACTCACGTTCTAATCTTATCAATTCCCTTAAACATGAAATCGTGGAAAGAACCAGACAGCATCTGGCTTCATCGTCTATGCAAGCAGCAAGTAGATTGATTGAAGGACTGGATGCTGATGGAACTATTCCCAGTTCTCAGATGGATGTCAGACTCAGAGCAGCCAGTGATATCTTAGACCGTACTGGTATCAGTAAACGACAAGAGATTGCTACAGAATCAAAAGTATTACACGGCATTGTTCTTCTACCAGCCAAGAAAGAACAACAAGAAATATGGCCCGACCAAAGTTAAAACCAGGCGAGAAAGGTAGATATCACGTTTCTCGTAAAGAACAGGCTAAACGGACTCTCAAGAAGAAAATCAGTGCCAAGACAAAAGAACGGGAAAAACTTAAAGCTAAGACTTCTACAAAGACAGAACAAAAGAAGAAAGCGGAAAAAGCATTAAAGATTCTTGAACAAGGCGGTCTTGTCAAGGAAGAATTTTTAAAAGAACTTCCACCCTCTGTTCAAGAAGCTATGAAAGAAGGTACGGAACTCGCCTTCAAACCCAATGAGGGTCCACAAACAGAGTTCCTGGCTGCTCCAGAGAAAGAAGTTCTTTACGGAGGAGCCGCAGGAGGTGGTAAATCTTATGCAATGCTGATGGATCTTCTGAGGTATGCAGACAATCAAAATCATCGTGCATTACTACTCAGAAGGACATTGCCAGAGCTAACAGAACTTATTAATAAAAGTAAACAGATTTATCCGAAAGCTTTTCCTAGAGCTAAATTTAAGGAGTCTACAAAAACATGGGAATTTCCAAGTGGAGCTACGGCTCTCTTCAGTTATGTAGACAAAGATGATGACGTTTATCGTTACCAGGGTCAGTCCTTTACATGGATTGGAATTGATGAGCTTGGTCATTATCCTACACCTTATGTCTGGAATTATCTAAGATCACGATTAAGAACTACTGATCCCAAGATAGTTACATACATGAGGGCTTCTTCAAATCCTGGAGGAGCAGGAGGATGGTGGGTCAAGAAGATGTTTGTTGATCCTGCACCACCTGATCAACCTTTCTGGGCAACAGACATCGAAACAGGAAGAATACTTTCATACGGACCAGGACATGCTAATTCTGGTCAACCTCTTTTTCAAAGAAAGTTTCTTCCAGCCAGATTGACAGACAATCCGTATCTGGCTAATGATGGAGAGTATGAAGCAATGCTTCTCTCTCTACCAGAAGTGGAAAGGAAACGATTACTTTCAGGAGATTGGGATGTTGCGGAAGGAGCAGCATTCAAAGAGTTTAATAGAGAAGTTCATGTCATAGATCCTGTAGAACTTCCTTATAACTGGGTACGGGTACGGGCTTGTGATTACGGATACTCTGCTCCTTCATGCGTTCTTTGGGGAGCAATTGACTGGGACAACAATATCTGGATCTACAGAGAGCTTTACATAAAACGACATACAGGAGAGCAACTGGCAGATCTGGTTTTACAAATGGAGTCCGATGATCCTAAAATGTATATAGGAGTTTTGGACAGATCCTGTTGGAACAAGACAGGACATGGACTAAGTGTAGCGGAAAGTATGATACGTAAAGGAGTACGATGGGTTCCATCAAACTCTGATAGAGTAAACGGGAAGATTGAAGTTCATAGAAGATTACAAGTGGATGATTATGGAAATCCTAGAATAAGAATTTTTAATACATGTACAAATCTTGTCAGAACACTTCCTACTCTCCCAATATCTAAAACGAATAGTGAGGATATTGATACAAGAACAGAAGACCATGCATATGATGCATTGAGGTATATGATAATGAACAGACAAACAACTTCTTCCTTATACAATTTCAAGTCGAATATAACAGATTCGGCTCCTGTAATGGAAGATGCAGTCTTTGGATATTAGGAGAGAATAATGGCAGGAGCAGTAGGAGCAGGAGTAGCAATAGCTTATGGATTAGTAATGTTAGCGGGTAGATTTGGTCTAAAGACTAAATATATGGTTGTTCCAATGAGTAAAATTAATCAGTATCTAGATAAGGGAACTCTTATAGGAACAATGACAAGAGCTGCTTCAAGAGCTAAACCATTATGGAAAGATTTTTTTACTAAAGACAAATCGGGAAAAATTTCAAGATTAAAAACAAATGTTAAGGTTGTAGGTGCTCCTGGTTGGAATAAAACATTTAGAGAGACTCTAGGAAATCCAGAAGTAGCAGGTTTACTCAGACAATTTTGGGCGGGAAAAATAAATAGAAAGGCAGTTTATGGTTCATTAGCTGCAATGACTATTGCTCCTGATATGATTAATGTTCTTCTAGATATGAAAGAAGATCCAGAGTGGAAACCTAATCCTGGTATAGGATTCTTGGGATCTTCTTCGCTTGGTCCTAGGCCTATTGAAGCTGTACAGCCTGAAGAAATAGAAGTAGAACATCTTGATCCTCCCTTTATTCAACATCTGAGAGAATTGTTACCAGAAATATTGAGTGGATATAAGTGGAATGATCCAGGTAGTACTCCCGAAGGATTCTATTCTCCGCCTAGTGGTGATGGTAAGCCTATTTGGAGAGGAATTAGTGAAGCAACTTATAGAAGAGATGAAGATGGTAATCTTGTTCGTGTAACTGATGCTGACCGAAGAACAGAAGAACGAAAACTTATAGGAGAAGAAGCTGTTTCAGAAGCTAGGTTTACTAAAGAAGATGCGACTCGTATAGCAAATACTTTAGCTCGACAAGGAGGAAGTTTTTTACAAGATCCCAGTCAATTTAATAAAGAAGATTTAGTTACATTAGGAGTTGGAAAATCTGGATTTCTTCCTAGAGGAGCATGGAAAAACTGGTTTGCAAAAGAACAAGAAAAAGGATTCTTACCTAGCGAACCTAGTTTATTGGATCGACTCAAGATTTCTGATAAAGAACAAGAAGAAATGCCTGATACACAAAGATCTCGTTTAAAAAAAGGTGGTAGTGTAAAGAAGAAAAAGAAAAGTACTAAAAAGAAAGTACAACGTAAAATAACAAAAACTTATGCGAATAATACTCGTAAACCTAAAAGAGCTTAAAGGAGAAGTATATTATGGTTGGTCCTAATATTACTAGACGAGATCAAAGACGAAGAAAAAAATCTCCTCATATAGATGTAGAGCCAATTCAGAGTGTTTCTCCTGTACCAGAACTTCATGGTACAAGTTATAAGGATAAAAAACCTCCAATACCACAAGAGCCAGGAAAAGAACCTCATGTACTTTTAGATGGTGAAATATTGTGGACATCACAGTATGGTCTTACTCCTGAAGGAAAAGCTTTTCAAGAAAAGAAAGGTGGTTGGTCACTTGCAAATAAAACTGGACGAACTTTGGCACGAAAACAAGGAGATATATTAGCTGGTAAAGCAAAAAGGCGTGGTTTAAAAAGAGTTAGAGAATATGATGAAGCTGTGGCTAAAAAGAAAAAAGCTAGATCAGAAAGAATGAAAGGTATTGATACACAGAGATCTCGTCGTAAAAGTGGTGGTCTTGTAACAAAAACTTATGCGAATAAGTCACGTAAACCTAAAAGAGCTTAGAACTATTTTATATAAAGGAGAAATATATTATGCCCTATCTAAAACCTTATACTGCTAAAGACTTTGAAGGAATGGCTGAGAAGCAGGGAGATGTGAGTCCTGTTCCTGATGGTGCTCTCTACCGTGAGCCTCTAGAAGCTGATCTTCTAGGAGCAACAGATGTAAACTTTAAACAGTCTGCCGATGTTCCTTCGGAATCTGGTAAGAAGATGATGACTGCTGACTTTATGAAGGAAGATAATTCAATTTATGGCTGATGAACAAAATACTGAAGCTGTAGAGGTTGAAGTTGATGAAGTACCTGGCCTCGTAGGTTTTATTAAAAGTAAATTCGTGGATGCAGAGACTGGTCGTCTTTCAGATGAGAGGCGATGGTTATCCGCATACAAGAATTACAGAGGTATTTATGATACTTCGTCAACTTATAGATCATCAGAGAAGTCAAAGGTATTTGTAAGAATTACGAAAGTAAAAGTTCTTGCAGCTTTTGGACAAATCTCTGATATTCTATTTGCCAATAACAAGTTTCCTATTACTGTTTCCAATACACCGATTCCAGAAGGAATAGCTGAGTTTGCTCATTTGGCAAGCCCAGAAGAACAAATGGCAATTCAACAAGCAGGAAATGTACCATTTGCACAACTTGGAGATTTCTTAGGTGGATTAAAAGAAAAATATGTTAATGCTCCTAACCTGAAAGAAGGTCCAAGTGTTATTCCAGGTTCTCCACAGATTGAGCCAGCCGCTATTGCTGCCCGTAATATGGAGAAGCAAATACATGATCAGTTAATAAATACAAATGCTACGAATGTTCTTCGTCATGCAATCTTTGAATCGGCCCTTCTTGGTACAGGAATTATTAAAGGGCCATTTAATTATGAGAAAGTTATTAATAACTGGCAGATGGTAGATGGTGAGAAAGTATTTGATCCGTATACTAAACTTATTCCTAAGATGGAAGCTGTATCTTGTTGGAATTTTTATCCTGATCCTTCAGCTACAAATATAGAAGATGCTGAGTATATTATACAAAGACATAGATACAATAGAGAACAGTTAAGAGATTTATCTTCTAATCCTTTCTTTGATATAGAAGCTATTGAAGATGCATTAGAGAATGGTCCTCAATATGAAGAACGATACTTTGAGAATACTATTTATTCTGAAGATGCCGATCCTTTATACTCTGAGAATAGATATGAAGTATTTGAATACTGGGGTACATTGGATTTATATCTTGCTGATGAAATTGGTCTTGATCTTCCTGGTAATCTTAGTAATCTTGATTCTGTACAGATTAATGCATGGATTGTGAATGATAAAATTATCCGTTGTGTATTAAATCCATTTATGCCAGCACGATTACCCTACCATGCTTTCCCATATGAACTGAATCCTTATCAGTTCTTTGGTGTGGGTGTGGCAGAGAATATGGATGATGCACAGCTTCTCATGAATGGTCATATGAGAATGGCTATTGACAATCTGGCATTAGCTGGTAATATGGTATTTGACATAGATGAAACACAGCTTGTTCCTGGACAGAATATGGAAGTGTATCCAGGTAAGATCTTCAGACGACAGTCTGGTGTTACTGGAACTGCTGTAAACGGACTGAAGTTTCCTAATACGGCTCCTGAGAATCTTCAGATGTATCAGGCTGCACGACAGCTTGCAGATGAAGAGACGGGTATACCTTCTATCTCTCATGGACAGACAGGTGTAACAGGAACGGGTCGTACTGCTGCTGGTCTATCTATGATTATGGGATCAGCAGGACTATCAATTAAAACTGTTGTAAAGAATATAGATGATTTTCTTTTACGACCTTTAGGAGAATCATTCTTCCAATGGAATATGCAGTTCAATGATGATAACGCAGAGATTATAGGTGATCTGGAGATTAAACCTAAAGGTGTTGCATCAGTAATGCAGAAGGAAGTTAGAACTCAAAGATTAATTACTTTACTACAAACTATTGCTAATCCTATGCTTGCTCCTTTTATTAAGATTCCAAATCTTGTAAGAGAGCTTGCAATTTCTCAGGACATTGATCCTGATCAACTTGTTAATGACACAGATGAAGCTGCAATCTTTGCAGATATATTGAGAGGTTTGAATGAATCCCAAAATAGCCCAGAAGCTGCACCCACTGGTCAACAACCCCGAACTATGGGAGCCAATGGAAGCGTACCTGTCGGAGCAAATCCAATGGACGTATCAGGCGTTGGGGGTGGAAACATCGGAGTTGGAACTTCGCCGCTTGCAGGGGAAGCTGGCTTTACTGGAAACAATCAAGAACCTCAAGGACGTAGTTAAATCTACTTTATCTAATGATGATATATTAAGAAAGCAAGATAGATATAATGAACACTGATTATATACAAGAAATTACAGATTTTTTAGAAGATAATACAGGTAGTCCTGTATTAACAGATATACTTACTACAAGACTTGCAAAAAAACTTAAATTTGATGCTGATCAAAATGCTATTCCTGAAGCTATGCAAATAGGAGGAGAAGTAGATAATGCAGATACGAATATGGAAGTCTCTAATACCCCTATGGGTATTGTTAGTGATAGGGATGGCGCACCTGGTCCCTTTAGTGGAGGTACAGGAGTTGAAGATGATTTAGAAATGGAAGTACCTTCTGGTTCTTATGTTCTTAATGCAGAATCTGTACAACTAATTGGTGTTTCAGATATTAATAAAGTAATCCGTGATGCGTATACTATTGCTGTAAAATTAAATAAACCAATGCCAGAAGATTATGATCCACAGAATAAAGTACCTATTCGTATCTCTAATGGAGAAGCTGTTATACCTAAAGCACTGGTAGATATTATTGGTCTTGATAAATTAGAAAAATGGAATGCAAAAGGTCTTGAGCTTAGAAAACAAAAAGAAGAAATGCAAGCTAAACAGCAGCAAGCACAACAGCAACAAGGACCACAGATAGCACCTGAAGCTGCTCCTATACAAGCTCAGACAGGTGGAGCTATAGGTTATAATGAGGGAGATGAGGTAAAAGAAGATAGTTTAAGTAGTAGAATAATAAAATTTATTTTCGGTTCTGATCCTATAGGAGATGTTAAAAAAACAGTTAAAGAACAAGAAGCATTAAGAAATATAGTTGATCAATTACTTAAAGAAACTGATTTTACACCACAAGAAATAGAAAAAGAATTAGATGATTTAGAAAAAGCTGAAGGTGGTACAATTCCAAGTTTTAAAGAAGGTGGTTTTTTAAATTGGCTTGAGAGACAATTAGGTGATGATCCTTTAAAAGTAAATTGGCTTGAGAGACAAATAGGTGTAGCTCTAGAAGAGAAAGATGATCCTTTTAAAGTTACAGAAGATTTTAGAAAAAAATTAGATTCTTGGATGGATAAGTATAATAAAAACAAGGCAGATAAAGATAAAAAAGATTATCTTAATATAAATAATGCATTAATATTAGCTGAAACTATTGCTATGCACGAAAGTAAAGGGAATCCTTTTGAAAGACAAGACTTTGACTGGGAAAAGAGTTATAAAGAATTTAGAGAAGACGGGACTATTCCACGAAGTATATATGGACCTGCAAGAGGTCTTTATCAATATGAAAGAGAGGCATCAGAAGCAGCAAAGACGGCTGTAAATAGAGTTAAAGATTTTCAGAGAAGCATAGGTGACAACATCTCTTGGTTATCTGAATTTAAAGATAAAGATTATGATGTAAGAAAACTGACAGGTAGAGAACAAACAGAACTTTTTCTTATTGATCATTTAATAGCTACGCAAGATACGAGGAAAAGTCCAGCTTTTATAGATACAGTTAATAATGCTAATCTTACTGCTGAACAAGCTTTTGAATATTGGAAAAATCATCATAAACGTAAAGGTCCAGTAAGTGCGAAGAGAAGACAGGAATTTATAGATAATTATAATAAGATTAGAGATAAAGTTTTTGGACCTGATAAAGTTTATGGACTTACAGTACCTGTAAAAAGGTAAGACAAGAAGAATTATATAGATCAATTCGGCTACCCAGTGTCGATTACTGGCCCCGAATATAACACCAAATAGGGACACCCAAGTTTTCTTGGCCCCCATAGGAGGTACA